AATTAAATTGACTGGTTTTAGTCCATACGGAGCGCTTACAGTTGGATAAGCCATATTAAACTCCTAAGTTAAATTAATTACCTTTACCAAACGTGGTCGTAGACTTACTCTCTTTAAAGAGTGGAGCCCGTGGGTCACTTTGGCGCATAAAACTATTATCTACAGCATCCATCTGATTTTCTGCTTGATTACGAAAGTGTGCGTTTCGTTGGTCAACCAGCTCTTCTGGAGTTTTGCAGAGTAACAGTCCACTGATCTCAATATTGTCTTTAAAACGACTACCGGGATCAACTAACATTTGCATCTTTGGCTGTTCCTCAACACCTACAGGTTCCCAGCCTTCTCTCAGTTTGGATGAAAGATTACGTGGGTCTGCTGTACCTAATGTTGAAGTACGAATCCACCGGTATTTATAACCAGCCTGTTTGTCGGGCTCAGGGAGAAGTTCAGCTTGTTTCCATACTTTCGGACGTTCAGCAGCTTCACGGCTATTTAATTCACGGTCTAATCTATTTTTTTCAGTCATTTTAAGACTCCAATTTTAAAAGTTCACGGACGTACTGCTCATTTGTTAACCCTAGCTTCTTAGCAATTGCCTGTTGTGACAATTTAAGCTTCACCTGTTTGGAGGATGTGCTTCGGGTTGCTGGAGCAACTACCGTACTTGCTTTCTTTTGAGCTTTTTGTGGCTCTTCTTGCTGCTCTTCTGGCGCTTCCATAGTATCGAAATAGTCTGGAAACACTTTGCGCATTGTTTCGTCAATGTGCTTGTAATATCTATTAGTGCCTACAAAGTCCTGTCCGTATTCGTCAGCCAGCTCTTCGTGTACACCTAATGCGTATGCCGTCATACTTTTCTTGGAGCCAAACCATTGGTTTTTCTCTGTCCACTCCTGAGTTTTGGCATCAGCAGTAGTACGACGTTCTTGCACTTGGGGTATTTGTACCTCATTTTCTTGCTCTTGTAAAGTGGGGCGGTAATTTTTTGTGTAATTAACCTTTAAAGTAGCCTGAGTCATTTTTTCTTGGGCGTCTGTAATTCTGTCAGAATCCCCAGTCTCTATGGCCTCTTTATAAGCCCTTTTAGCCATTTCAGCTTCAAGTTCCGCTGCATTTTGTGCAGTACTTATATACTCTTTTTCCCCGTTAGATAGTGTAGTCTTTAAACGACGATTCTCATCAAGTAGTCTTTGAGTTGCATCTAAAGCAGCTTGGCGCTCACGCTCAGCTTGATCAGCTCTACGACGCTCATCGTGCCAAACCTTCTTCATAGAAACAAGTTTTTCTTTAGCTTCTCCGCTGTACTTATCTAGCTCATCAACTTCAAGCTTGTCAACTAACTCCTTGGGTAAAGGTTTTTGCCCTCTATCCTGTGTGGGAGTATCGTCTTCAATCTCAATACTTATATCAAGACTGCCATCATCTTCTTCGGGTTTACCCGTATTTTCAGTCTCGTCTGGATATTTAAATTCAGTTTTCTCAAATTCAGCCATTATTTTCTCCTAATTCCACGTGGGTCATCAACAATTCCTTCTACAGAATCATCATTTATGATACGAAACTCTTTGTTATGAATAACAAGTCTGGTGCCAGCGTTGGGTCTAACTAAAATAAAATCACCCTTTTTGCACCAAGGTCCTGACGGAAACCGCTCTTTGTCAGCGTAACAATCCGGTCCTAAGTCCACTACGAATAACACAGTGGTCAATAACTCTTCATAACGCATAGTTTCGTCAGCCTTGGCTAACCCACTATCAAACTCTTTTTCCGCTTCGGGGATTGCACAGAGTATGTGGTATCCTGACGGTTTAGGCAGTTGTGTTGCCTTTTCTTCGTTCTTTTTCTGTAAGATCAAAGATAAATCCACTGCTTGAGATAAATCACTCATCCGAGTTCTCCATATTTTGTTTAAGGTCTAATACATACCCACGTGCGGTCAGCAGACCCCGTATCTCACCACACACTTTTTTGTACTCTTCGAATGTTTCCACCCGACCTGCGGCTACAGCTTCTTGTAGCTGTAACACTTTTTCGTCTAATTGTTGTATTAGAACGTCTAGTACATTCATTCAGTTCCTTTCCTAGTTTGTTGAGCCATCTGTTCTTTATTCCTACTTATTTCCGCTCCAATACGAAGTCCTTCTATTTGTTCTTTAGAAGAAAGCTCCGCCTTGTCTTTACCAACTTTTGCGCCTATTTGCATTCCTGCAATTTCTTTTTGTGAGGCAATGCGTTCCCGCTCAATAGCAAGTTGATCAGCTTTAGTGGCTGCGTCAATCTTTTGCTGTTGCTGTTTAAGTTGCAACTCGCCGCCTTTAATCTCCAACTCTTTTTGTTGTAGCTGGATAAGTGGGTCTTCTTGCATCTTCTGGTTCTGTTGCTGCTGGGCTTCGCCTTGATTCTTCTGAAGCAGTTGTTGTGCTGCTTGCGCCGCCATCTGAGATATCCGAACCTCCATATCCCGTGGTATTTCTTCCGTCCCTGCCTCGTACTCCTCGCTGTGTGGAAGTTCCGTGCCCATAAGTTGTTCCATTTGTTTGCGATACTCGTAGGCTAAGTGCTCGCTGACGTGTGCAGCCAAGGCTGCTTGAATAGCTGCAGCTTGTGGGTTTTGCTGCATAAGCGACATAATCTTGGGGTCTTGCGCCGCTGCCATATGCACTTGGATATGTGCTTGATGGTCTTGGTATAAGAACGCTTTTACGGGTTTACCCTTAATTAGGTTCTGATTCTCCGTAACAGGGTCTTGTGGCTTCTTGTCTTCCTCCAGCGCAACTAACTTCTCTGCGTTTTTAATACCTAATACGGAAAGCATCTGTCTATGGAGTTGTGCCATGTTATATAGCTGTGGCGATTGCTGAGCTAACTGCAAGACTGCTTGATACTGTACGATCTTCTGTGACATGGTTGCTGCATTTGGGTCACTAACCGGTATGACATCACAGTTCTTATAGTCAGATTTCTTAGCTTTGCGGTCCCCTAGTTGCGGCTCGTATGGGTAGTCATCAGGGCAATTCTCAGCAATAATCTCTTTTAAGAGGCGTAATTCCTGTTTTAGTGAGTAGTGTACCCGTGCTTGTACCGCACTCATCACCTTTAACGTGCGCTCTAATATAGCTAGAGTTGTGCCAACCGGGGAATTAGCCGACATGTCGGACACTTTAATATCTGCAGCAGATGCAAATCTACGCCCATCTTCGACAATCTGATTTAATAATGCCATTAGAACCTGACTTGGCTCTTTATATGGCAAAGGCATAATGTTGTCCCGCATCGCTCCACTAGGTACATCTACGTCACGGAACTCACCCGGACTTATTGGCGTGTCGTCACCTTTGACTCGCAGTCCACGGGTTTTAAAGCCACCCGGCAAGTTGGATAATGTGCCTGCGTCCACCAATTGACGTATAAGGGAAGTACCAGACTTGGCAAAAGCACCAACAAGATGGATAAGACCAAAACAGTAGAAACCAAAGCCCGGAACATAACCATAATGGACGAAATGGTTTCTCTTAATCTTGTGCTCATCATCTTCCTTCCAATTTCGTCTAATACTTAATACCGTTTGCGTACCTTTCTCGATAGTCACAACATACGGTAAAGCGAGGCCTGTTGGCTCACCATCCTCATCCTCGTCCTCAAACCCTTCTAAGTCTAGGTCAACGTGCATTTCAAGGAGTTTGTAACGGTCATCTGTGGATGCTCGAAAACCCATTTTTTCAGCTATGCGTTTCTCAACTTCATCTAACGAGTTAACTGGGTCGCCAAGGTCTTCATTTAAATAAAACCCACTAACTTGTAAACGCTTAATTTCATTCTCAGTCTTACGCATTACGTGCGTTACCCGTGGGGATTGTTCCAGACTTGACGCACCGTACGGCACTACTATATCTTCCGCCGGACAAAACATACTTACTTGGCGTCCTAGGTGTGCGTCCTCATATACTTTTTTAAACGCATTACCGGAAAGACCTAATCCCCATAACATACGCTCGTGCTCTGCACGGTATTCCTTCATTACATCAGTAATCTGGTAATTCATGTCATTCTGGACCCGCATTGCAGCGTCCATCTTTTCAGGAGTCTCTTTCCCGATAATCTCAGTTTTTACTGGTCCGCCCGCCGGTAGCGTTTCCATAATTGTCTCAGCTTGGAACTTAACAAGAGCTTCACTTAGGAGGGGGTGATATACACCACAAGCTCCTTCCCACGGCTCACTGCGTTCTTCAAGCTTCATACCTAGCAACTCAAGTCCGTCAACGTAGGTCTGTATCCAGTCTTTGCGGGAAGCTAAGTCATCTTCAAAATCTTCAATTAACTCACTCGCTAAAGTAGATAGCACGCTATCATCTAGTTGTCCCGCAAGGTTATCGTTAAAATCTTCTGCGTCCTCGTCCTCTTCTTCTATTCTTAGTATGGGCTTACCGTCCATACCAATCTCAACCGACTCAGGGTCCTCAATAGTTATCTCAAGATCGGGCTCTGCCTCGTTATCAATTCCGGCTATTCCTTGTGGGGCTGCGTATAGTGCTTTTTCAATTGCCATGATTATCCTTAATAGTAGCCCTTATGCCTACGAGATTTAAATTCTCTAATTTCATCTAGTTCATCGGAATCTAGCCGAATAAACCCACCTTTTCTAAACCGCATTATTGCCTGACTAGTCGAGTCTACCAAGTCATCGTGTTCGCCTGATGGAAAGCTTGCTACTTCCTCAACCACTTCTTCTGCCCAACTAGTCTGTGGAACCCACACCCTACCGCTTGCAAATATATCCGCAACTGCATTTAATCTAGCAACTTTATCATTACCTTTAGATGGTGTAAACTCTTGTACTGGTATACCCATTGCCCGCATTTCTGCTACTAATGGTGCACCGGATGCTTTTGCCTCAATAATTATAGAGTCTGGGTCCCATTCTTTCCACTCCTCAAACGCCTTCTGCTTAAGTTCTGGAAACTCCATTCTACGCTTAAAAGAGTTCAAAAGAATAATATTTGCCTGCTCTGCGCCCGTGTCATCTACCTGATAAAAAACTCCCCATGTCGTACAGGCACTATAGTCACTCCGCTGAGTCTTAAGGAACGCTGTATCCCAAGACTGGATAATAAAGTTAACTTCTGGTGGGTCATCATGCTCCCAAATCTGCCACCACTCCCGTTTGACAATAGCCGACACATCGGAAGTGGGGTTCTGCATATACTGCGCCATCCACTTAGCGTTAGGTAACTCCCTATGTAACGCTTCTAACTCCTCCAACGACCAGAACTCGGGCCATAAGGGTAAACCCGAAGGCATAATAGCAGGAAATTCTATAATTTCCCACTCTTCCCCACTTCTTTGCGCCGCTGATTTGACAACTTGCCCCGTTAAGTCCTTCTTAGACCACCTTGTCATCACTATTATT